ACGATCGATAAAACGAAATATCAGCTCCAGCTGGGAGCCATACTTCTCTTCAAATGCCACGGTATCCGCATGCAGCTCGTCGTGATGCTTTCTGCACAAAGGCAACACAAAGAGGTCATGCGCTTTTGTAGCCATTCCACCCTGACCGTGACCTATCAGGTGGTGGGGATCATCAGCAGGCTTTCCACAACATGCGCACGGCTGCGTCTTAACCCAGCGCGTGTACTTTTCATTAACCCAGCGGCGACGTTTTGGGCGTAACATAAAAGACTCCGGCGACTCCGGATCCACTTTCAGCGCCAGCACCTTTTTTGCCTTATCCTGGATGATGCTGGTGGCAGGAACCGAAGGCACAAGGTCACTTTCCCGGGTGACAGACGGCACAACAGGCTTTGGTAATCTCAGTGCCTTACGGGCTGCACTTTCCGGTAAGACATCCGCCAGGTCATTACGAATCAGCCACCAGCACAGTTCCGGCATTGTCACAACGTGACTATCATCAAAACCGAGATCCCGACGCACAACAGACAACACCCAGCGGGCACAGTTATCCGTTGCCATTGATTCCAGTCGTTCCGTGAACTGATCGCGCAGCTGGTTATCGCAGTGCCAGCACAGACGGATTGCGCCCGGCGCGTGCCGCATTGTTGTCATGTTCTCGCTGTGCCAGTCGGAATGAGGCCACTGGCAGCCTTTTTCACGAAGTAACCAGCTTTCAAGACATTCCACGCCACCAGCACGACGGATCACTGCCTCATTGCGGAACACGGCCCGAACGGCAGGATCATCCGCCAGCGGTTGTGATGCCGCCGGTACGGCACCACTGGCGAAAGATGAATAACGTTCCGGCTCAGGCTCCAACAGGACACGCCCCTGCATAAACAGGGGCATCAGCTCTGAACCTGGTCTGAACAATACGATCCCCATACGCGGGGCAATTTCAGGGGTCAGTAGTGCTCTCACGGTCACCTCAATGAACGGTATCGAGCAGCTTTAACAGCTCAGGGAATCGGGATTCGAAGAAATGCGGCTGCGTCTCGCGCGGATTTGCAGGACTGGTGATGTTCTTGCCGAACATGCAGCCTTTCGCGGTCAGCGACCAGAATTTTTTGATGTTGTTAATCGCGGTACGACTGTATCGTTCGCGTTGTTCAACGATCCCCAGCTTCGCCATCTGGTGATATGCCTGATTAGCTGTCAGGCGGATACCATACTGCTTCAGCAGTGCACTCAGTGACAGCGTGGGGCGGCTTGAGCCATCAGGCGCGTCAGCAGGAGCATCAATGGCATAGCGCGGTGCCAGATTCGGTAAGCCAACAGCCTCCTGGAGTTTCTGACAGGCACCAAGCACTGAAGAGTTAGACAGGTTTAATTCCCGGCGCATAAAGTCCAGCAGAATCACACCAGCCTGCATCTTGTCAGCAGCCTGTCCGGATAATTTTTCCGGTGCGCTGGTTACCATGTCGAAAGTACGGATCACCTTCAGATGGAATGACGGGCTGATCCACATTGCATAGGCATACACCAGTTCCTTGCAGACATACGTTCCCCGTTCATTTCCCCCATGAATCACACTCACCGGGTCAACACCCAAATTCTGGGTGTTGGTCAATTCATGAACAAGCTCAACAGTTTGTTGGCTGGAAAGAAACTTTCCTGGCTCCTTGGTTCTGGCATTTGCACCAGATGCTACTGCTGCGCGATGTAGATCGTTCAGGCTGTAACGCCCATAAACATCACGACGAACTTCAATACCATCAATGACCATCAGATTATTCATACTTCGTTTCTCCTCTTGATCAGGCGGCTGCACCCGCCGTTTTCTCGTACTTACTGATAGTGATCTCGACCTTCCCTTTCGGGATAACCGGTCCCCACTCCACCAGCATTCTTTTCACCTGACTGTCGTCTTCCCACACACCCGCGTGGGTCAGGGCGTCAAACAGCGCCTTGTTATAGTTGTCCAGATCGCGGATCCTGTTATCCGGAGGAAACAACACGATCTCCACTGAAGCAGGTGCCGACGTTGGTTTCGGCAGACGACGTAACTGCTCAATGATGGCGGCACACGCCGCGCTCTGAAATTTTCGCCCCGCCTCGCTTATCAGGCTCTTACCAGCAAATGCCCCTTTGTTGGGGTGTCGCCAGTACGTGTTCACGCTGGGCGGAAAAGGCAGTATTAGCTTCATGCCACCATCTCCCTGACCAGTTTTTCCGCCTGCTGGCGAACCTGCGCCAGAAATGCCTCACCACATGCCTCAAGTTCATCGCGCCCGATGTAGCTGATTGCCGGTCCCTTCCAGGTCTTGTCGAAAACAGCAATAGCACCAGCGAAGAAAGCACCTGTTGGCACCTGCTTTTCGTCTTTCGGGATAAACCAGGCAGGCAGTTCAAAACCAATACGCCCGCGAATAAAAGCAATATGATCTGCATCTTCCGGCCACCACACTTCGCTGGTGGCAGCTTTGATCAGGAAAACATAGCGCCCGCCTTTATCACGCATGGCACTGGCATGCTTCATGATGTAACGCATGCCGGTGATGTATTGCCCCTCATGCTGACTGGCGCGGCTGTACGGGGGATTGCCAAAGGCAGCACCTTTAAGCTCCGCAAGACGTTCTGACCAGTCATGCGCCAGCGCGTTGTCTTCCGCCGTGTAATACGCGGCACATTTGGCGTTATCACCGTCAGTGAACAGATCCAGAACAAACGGACCAAACAAGGTGTTAATTCCCCAGAAAATGTTGTCCGGCGTGCGCCACTGATCGCCCACTTCCTTCAGTTCATGGGCTGGTTTGTTCCGCAGTTCTACCAGCGCCTGGCAATATTTATTACTCATTAAGCCCCCACGTAAAAAGCATCCGCAATGTCTCCGGAAGTACAGCCCGGATGGGCTTCAATGAATTTCTGAACGTCATTTAACAGACTCATGATCACCCCCTGAATCCTGCCGGGATCTGGCTGTAGTCCACGTTGTCGTAACTGGCTTTGAAGTACGGGTCCTCGCGTCTGGCTGCAGATACCGCAGGAACTTCCCAGGACTCTTCGAAATGACGATCCGGGCCAAAGAACGTGACAGCCTGTTTCACAAATTGTGTGCCGCTGTTACCCATCGCAGATACCCAGCCCGCGTAGCGTTTCACACCTTCCAGCATGGTTTCGGGTTTTACCCCCTCATTCAAACGGGCTTTCCAGGCTTTGAAGGCTGCAGATTTTGAATTGCCACCAGCACGTTTGGGGTATGCCAGCCATGCCTGCTCAAACTCCGGAGAGTATTCCGGTCGGTTTGAACGAACTCGCACAGACTCATCAGCAGATGCACCAACAGCTATTGGTTCATTGACTGGTTCTTTGACTGGTTCAAAAGAGTGACTGGTTCTGGGTGAATCTCCTGCACCACCCCCTGGTGCAACTCCTGCACTACCTGGTGAATTTGCTGCACCAGATAGTGAATTATTTGCACTACCCCCTAGTGAATCTCCTGCACCATCAAGATGAAGGAGATAGATATTACTTGAGTTACCTTTTTCACCTTTCCGGGTGACTTTTTTTACCAGTCCGGAATCACAAAGAGCCGCAATATGATTCATCACAGAACGTTTGCTAATCTCGCACTGGTCAGCAATATGCTGGTAGCTGGGCCAGCACTCACCCTGATCGCTGGCATTATCAGCCAGCTTGATCAGAACCAGTTTTCGCAATGGATTACCCACTCGAATTTTCATCGCTTTAACCATCAGCTCCATACTCATGCTGCACCTCCGAGATGCTTCATGTTTTTTCCGGAGCGAAAGGCTATAAGCGGCATACTGACGCGGTAATTACGGCCAAGCGGTTCACAAATCACCTTCTGACATTCACGGTCAACCAGGCTAACACGTAGAACATGCCCTGCAGGTGTGGTGTACCACTGACCCGGACGAGGACAACGGAAAGTCTGATTGGTAAACCGTTTGAAAATATTCCGGATCATTTGCGCCCCCTTACCTCTGAAGGGTTCAGCGACAAATTTATGAGGCAGGCCAGCGCCGAAGCATCATTAATATAATCATATAAGCTAACAGCCAGCGGAGATTCAGCTTTTGCCAACATAGGATAAAGCTGCTGCAGCCAGACCTTGTGGATTACCGACAGGTGGGAGTAAAGCACGCTGGCGTTATCTGCGGCATCGCTCAGCGTGGATGGCTTTGAAAGCAGTTTTTCCATCTGGTTAAAGGCATTGATGTATGCCTCTTTGAACCGGGCAGCACGTTTACCCGTGAAACCCATAGCAAGAAACGCAAAACCGTCTCGTGTGATTTGATAGCAAGGGAGCTTGCGTGTACCACCGTTCGGTTGATTTACCGAAATCGATGTCTCCGCAAAATTGCGGGCACAAAACTCAGGGGAACAATCCAGAGTGCGGATCTTTTTCAGCACATCGTCGTGACGCTTGGAGAAGAAGTTGGCAACAGCCAAAGAAGTGGTAACGGCCTGGCCGTTGTCAATGGTGATTTCAGGTTGAGTGAGGGCTTGGATCGTAGCCATGATGGCAGCCTCCGTTGACAGTGAAAAACTTCCACCACCGGAAACGCCAATTTCACTGGTGGTGAACTGGACGGGGTTGGCGTAACCGGCGTCAACGGAGACCGGCGCACCTTTCGGTGCCCCCGCCCAGCCCACCATAATCTGGATGTGAGCAAATGCGGACGATAAAAAAGACGCTGGCGCGTCATACATCGCCGTTGACAATTTCAGGACGCCAATCCCGGCACCCGCTTTATAAGGTGCCTGAACAGTGTAACGTCCCGGAATTGCAGAGTCAATATGCTGGTGGTCCTTCACACTCAACAAAATCACGCCTGAATTTCCACAAAGGACTAAAGCACTCATGCGGGTAGTCTTTGCGAAGATAGATAACGCGCTGTGTTTCTGGCTCCCAACGAATAACATGAACATAAAGTCCTCTTCCGTCACGAAACCAGCGGTTAAGTTCCTGCACAACTCGCCCCCCACAGTCAGGTAAAGTTCTCTGTGGTTACTTACAGCCAGGTGATTTGGTAATCTGCATTCATGCCGTAACAACAGGTGTGCAGCGACACTGACCACCAGCTGTTGCGACAAACGGTTATTTGCCGTTAAACTGTTCATGCGTTAGTTTCTCCACAGACACAAAACGCCACGACGCCCGGAGCTGCACACTCGCGGGCGTTACTCTTTTCTGGAGCGCAGAAGATTTTGTAGACCAGTGCTGCATGCTCCTGGAGCTTCGAAATTGACAGATACAACTCATCATTAATTGCTGTCTGCTCGTGTGGCTCCACTACCCCATCTTCGATTGCCGAACGAATCTGCTTTGAGTAACTCCCGATCTGTTCGATGACTTCCAGCAGGCGCTGGTTTATATCGGCGTTCTCTACTTCCTCAATTTCTGGAAGTGATACAAACACCCCACCAGCAGACTGTGCGACAGCATCCGCAATGTGGTGAGTACCAGCCGCACGCTGTAAAACCATTGCCCATCCCAACGGAAAAAACTGATCGCCATCGGCACGAAGGCGGTTGAATAAAGCGTTCTCTGTTACATCCAGCCACTCAGCAGCTTCAGCGTAACCCCCCGGCAACGCCGCGATAGTTTTTCTGACAGCTTTCACGTACCACTCAGGCTGTTTTTCCACTTTCCAGTGATGCTTACCCACGGCTTACCTCCTGTTCCTGTGGTTTTAACTCATTCCGGTTTTGACTAGATTGAAAGCGTGCAGGATAGAGAATCTGCATTTCGCTGATTTCTCCCTTAAAAAAATTGGCCAGACGTTCTGCAAGCTCGATAGATGGAATTTGTTCCAGTCTTTCAATACGACTCAGCGTCGCTGGATTGACCTGAACGCCCGCAGCAACATGCTGCAAAGTAAATCCGTGCGCCTTACGCACATTCCGTAATGGTGATTGCATATAACCTCCACATATTGCGTGATGAGCATATTATTTCACGCAAATATTTTGCGCAAGTTGATTTGCTTAACGCGCAATAAAGAAATGTAATAAACGCATGAACATAGGAAATCGAGTCAGACAACTTCGCCAGGCGAAGAACATGAAAATCGCCGATCTCGCTGAAGCAATAGGAGTGGATGCGGCGAATATCTCGCGCCTCGAAACAGGTAAGCAGAAACAATTCACTGAACAAGCCCTGAGTAATATTGCCAGGAGCTTAGGTGTTGATATTGCTGATCTCTTTACCTCAGACTTCAAAAGTAATACTGTATGTAAAAACAGTATTAGTGAGGATATTGCGCAGGTGAAGGATGTATTCCGTATTGAAATGCTGGATATCAGTGCCAGTGCGGGAAATGGCCTTATCCAGGGCGGAGATGTCATTGATGTGATTCATGCCATTGAATACAGAACTGATAATGCTGTATCGATGTTTGGCGGACGGCCAGCAAATCACATTAAAGTTATCAACGTTCGTGGGGACAGTATGTGTCCAACCATTGAGCCAGGAGATCTCATCTTCGTTGATGTCAGTATCAATCAGTTTGATGGAGATGGTATCTATGTATTTGGTTTTGATGATAAAATTTATGTCAAACGACTGCAAATGATACCTGACAAACTACTGGTGATTTCTGATAACCAGATTTATCGTGAATGGGGAATTACCAGCGAAAATGAACACCGGTTTATGGTCTTTGGAAAGGTCTTAATCAGCCAGTCACAAACCCTTAAGCGACACAATTAACCCTTACCTCCTCATCAATTAGCCACCCGAAGGTGGCTTTTCATTACCCATCAAATTGCATATCTCGCAACAAAAATACTTGCATAATACGCAACTTCATTTTATCTTTCTTTCCAGACCAACAAACAAGGTACTAACAAAATTTGGTTGTAACACGGCGTATGGCACATGCGTCGTTAGCGGTCTGGGGACGTTAAAGGGGACAATCCACTCCTTGCTCGGGCAAACAAACCAGGTAGCCGGAATGTGCAAGTCAATGATGATGCTGATAAGACGCCTAACCAGCGTGGCGATTCGGTTTGACGCCTGGGAAGAGACCAGGGTGCAACTATGAGGGCATTTATGGAACCGCGACAAAGTGTGGTGCCGTAACTGGCTAAGTGCTCTCAGCGTTGTGGTGAATGCGCAGGCTGATGCGCGAAAGACATTGCAGCTATTGCGGAAAAGAGCTGTTCGGCGGGGCAATTAAATGCCCGTGAGAGTCTGAAATAACCGCAAGCCGGAGATCATCACCGATCACCACAACAGCCACTGCTTTGGCGGTACCAGTTTGTACACTTGCTTCCGGCTGGTACCGCTCTTTTTACAAAACAGAGAAGAGCATCACCGGACGACGGGCTCATAACCCAATCCATCCGGGCGGCTGCCACCGCAGGTGTTCTTCTCTGTTTTGTGGAGAAACCAACCGACCTTGCAGGGTCGATATGATGAGGAGCAGCAAAATGGCTAGCGAACGCAGTACTGATGTGCAGGCATTTATCGGGGAGCTGGACGGCGGCGTATTTGAAACCAAAATCGGCGCAGTTCTCAGTGAAGTCGCTTCCGGTGTGATGAACACGAAAACCAAAGGTAAGGTCTCACTCAACCTGGAAATCGAACCATTTGATGAGAACCGTGTGAAAATCAAACACAAACTCTCATATGTTCGCCCGACTAACCGCGGGAAAATTTCCGAAGAAGACACCACCGAAACGCCGATGTATGTCAATCGCGGTGGTCGCCTGACTATTCTGCAGGAAGACCAGGGACAATTACTGACTCTTGCCGGTGAACCTGACGGAAAACTACGCGCAGCAGGTCATTAATATCGTTCTTAATTAACTGATTATTTATCTCATCACTGAATATCTTTATATAGTGAGGACTTATTATGTCTCAGAACTTAGACGCAACCGCAATTAATCAAATCCATGCCCTTATTTCTGCTCAGGGTGTTAATGAAATTATCAGTAAGATTGGTGCCGATGCTGTGGCATTGCCTGAGAATTTCCGCATTCATGATCTGGAAAAATTTAATTTAAATCGCTTCCGTTTCCGTGGTGCGCTTTCCACTGCCAGCATCGATGACTTTACCCGTTATTCTAAAGATCTTGCAGATGAAGGCACCCGCTGCTTTATCGATGCCGATAATATGCGTGCCGTCAGTGTGCTTAACCTGGGTACTATTGATGAACCAGGTCACGCAGATAACACTGCCACTCTCAAACTGAAAAAGACAGCACCGTTCTCTGCTCTGTTGTCTGTTAATGGCGAGCGTAACTCCCAGAAGTCACTGGCAGAATGGATCGAAGACTGGGCCGACTACCTTGTAGGCTTTGATGCTAATGGTGACACCATTCAGGCAACAAAAGCGGCTGCGGCAGTCCGTAAAATCACGATTGAAGCAAACCAGACCGCTGATTTTGAAGATAATGACTTCAGCGGCAAACGCTCCCTGATGGAGTCTGTCGAAGCGAAGACCAAAGACATTATGCCAGTGGCATTTGAATTTAAATGCGTTCCGTTTGAAGGCCTGAAAGAACGTCCGTTTAAATTACGCCTCAGCATTATCACTGGCGATCGTCCTGTACTGGTTCTGCGCATTATTCAGCTGGAAGCAGTCCAGGAAGAAATGGCTAACGAATTTCGTGATCTGCTTGTTGAGAAATTCAAGGACAGCAAAGTAGAAACCTTTATTGGTACTTTCACCGCCTGATTTCATTACTGCAAATGCCCCTGCGGGGGCATTTATGGAAACGTAATTGACTCAATAATCGCCGGATGGTGAGGGCTTCCTTTTACCCGAGCTCAGCGCAGTGCAGCGCATATACGTGGAGAACAAAATGTCATTTATTAAAACTTTTTCCGGGAAGCATTTTTATTATGACAGGATAAATAAAGACAACATCGATATTAACGATATCGCAGTTTCCCTTTCAAATATCTGTCGCTTTGCAGGACATCTTTCACACTTCTACAGTGTCGCCCAGCATGCGGTGCTTTGCAGCCAGCTGGTGCCGCAAGAATTTGCTTTTGAAGCGTTAATGCATGATGCAACAGAAGCATATTGCCAGGACATCCCCGCGCCACTGAAACGACTTCTTCCTGACTATAAACGGATGGAAGAAAAAATAGACGCCGTAATCCGTGAGAAATACGGGTTACCTCCTGTTATGAGCACGCCAGTGAAATATGCCGATCTCATTATGCTGGCAACCGAACGCCGTGATCTCGGGCTTGATGATGGCTCTTTCTGGCCTGTTCTGGAAGGTATCCCGGCAACAGAGATGTTCAAAGTTATTCCACTGTCGCCAGGCCATGCCTACGGGATGTTTATGGAACGTTTTAACGAGTTATCGGAGTTACGCAAATGCGCATGAATGTTTTCGAAATGGAAGGGTTTCTTCGCGGGAAATGTGTACCGCGAGATCTGAAAGTGAATGAAACAAATGCTGAGTACCTGGTACGTAAATTCGATGCGCTTGAAGCTAAATGTGCGGCACTGGAAAACAAAATAATACCAGTGTCAGCTGAACTGCCGCCAGCAAATGAAAGTGTTCTGTTATTTGATGCTAACGGAGAAGGCTGGCTAATTGGCTGGCGTTCTCTCTGGTACACCTGGGGACAAAAAGAAACCGGAGAATGGCAGTGGACATTTCAGGTCGGGGACCTTGAAAACGTCAATATCACTCACTGGGCAGTAATGCCGAAAGCACCGGAGAATAAGAAATGAGCGTGATAAAAACTCATACGGGAATTGTTATCACCCGAGACGGTCCGCAGGTAAAAAAACTGCACCAGACAAAGCGGATGTGGGTCGTCGGAAAAAACGAGTTTTACCACAAAGAAAACGGACGCCGCCACTTTGCAGAAAATACTCGCCGCCGACTGCTGATCGATACCATCAAGCCTATCGAGGTGAAGCATATTTAAACAGAACGAAAAATCTATCGCTCAAATTGCTGAGTATATCCCGCGTGCGTGCCGGGGTATGCAGTTGCAGGAAGCCAAAGCACGCCTGGAGAAAAAAATTGCGCTCTATATCGATGACGGCTGTGATACTGCCGTTCTTAACGCGGCGTTCGCGCCAGCTCTTAACAGTCATACGCGAGAGTCTTTTTTTTCGTGCATCGCAGCGCAGATCCGCAAAGGAGGCAGCCAGTGAGTAGGTTCGTAAGGTTACAGATACGTATATCTGAATAATTAAATTCAGTTCTGTAAATAAAATTTAATCCTTAACCGGAGGGATTCCTGCACCCTCAGAACATCAGGAGACCGCCCGAAAGGGCGGTAATGAAAAATGGCTGAATTAACCAAATGGCTACAAAACACGATTACCGGAATTGAAACGGTAGTAGACGATAAATCGTTTGTATGTGATGAAATAGTATTCAAAATCGATGTGGTTAAAAACGTACTTACCGCATTTAAAGTCGCGCTGGCATCGCTGGAAGCCGAACCGGTGACATGGCGATATCGCTACGTGAGAAAAGGCGTTACGAACTTTCAGGAGAAGCCGTGGGTTGGTGACTGGAAATATGTACCGACAAAAGAGGATTGCAACGACAGGCCGAACTATGAAATTCAGGCGTTATTCACGGCCCAGCCTGTGCCACTGACACCCGAAGGATTGATTAAAGCGGTGCGCTTCTATGAACAGGTTAAGAGTGAAAATCCGCCAGTCGAAACCGGAGCATGGAAAGACGCTGTTGACTGGGTGCTCAAAGAGGCTTGTCAGGCTGTAAACATTGGCATCAAAGGAGAGTGAGATGAACGGACAAATATCAATTGTTCGACCGGGAGCATGTGACGATCGCGAGATACGAATGATTATTCGTCTGGCGATGGGGAAAACAATAACAGCTCTCATTACTCCTGAAAATCTCGCATTAGCATTAACAGGAAAGTCAGACTTGCCAGTAGAGCTAAAGCTGCGAAATGTTGAGATTAAGGTGAAATAGTTATGAATACTCTTACCAAAGAATGGTTACAGAACACGATTACCAGCATTGAGTCAGCACGGGATGAAATACCGTTCGGACTCGATGAAGATCAAAACAACATGCTTACCGCATTAAAAATTGCACTGGCATCACTGGCAGCAGTATCGGATGAACGAGCAGCCTATGAATTATTTATGGAGAAGCGTTTCGGGGAATCTGTAGATCGCCGTAGGGCAAAAAATGGCGATAGAGAATACATGGCATGGGATATGGCGCTTGGCTGGATTATCTGGTGTCACCGCGCCTCCATGCTTCAGGGTAGCCAACCTGTAAGCCAAACTTACAACTTGCCAGAATTAATCGAAGGCATGGAAGTTTCCATTGATGTAAGCACTTGTGATGCTGATTTAGGTAATCGCTATTTCGGCACCGTCACCGAGGCGTTAGAACTTGATACTGCCAAGAATGGTTACATCCTCCTGGTTCAGGACGCAGAGCCAAACTTCGATATAAATGGCAACTCTCCGGTAATTCCGGATGGTTTATCCACGGTATGCGCTGAGGCTTATCAGGTTGTAGGAGTTATGGCAGATGCGCTTGGTGTATTCGGTGATGCAGCAGTACAGAAAGTTCTGGATAACCTGTCACAGCAAAAACTTGTTCACAGAGATGTGCTGCCGTTCTCGCTTCCGGTAACTCCGGATGGTTGGATAAGCTGTAGTGAGCGAATGCCGGAAAAGGGCCAGAACGTGCTCATTTCGGTGAATTTCGATAGCTCTCTGGTTGAACCGCTAATATGCTCCGCACGCTATACCGGAAGCACTTTTCGGCGCGGAGATGCAACGATTAAGCCGGGTAATGGTATTGAGCAAGCAACTCACTGGATGCCGCTACCGGAACCGCCGCAGGAGGTGAAGTGATGAACAACTTAATGATCGACCTTGAGACGATGGGGAAAAATAAGGATGCACCGATCGTTTCCATTGGCGCGGTGTTCTTCACTCCAGAAACCGGAGACATCGGACAAGAATTTTATGCGGTTGTCAGCCTGGACAGTGCTATGGAGCAAGGGGCCACACCTGACGGCGATACCATCCTGTGGTGGTTGAAACAAAGCCCTGAAGCACGAGCTGCAATCTGTATTGATGATACTTTGTCGATCAGCGATGCACTCTCTGAACTGAGCCATTTCATTAATCGGCACGCAGACAATACGAAATATTTAAAAGTTTGGGGTAACGGGGCCACCTTCGACAACGTAATTTTACGCGGAGCTTATGAACGAGCAGGACAAATCTGCCCATGGGCGTACTGGAATGATCACGATGTACGCACGATCGTTACGCTTGGGCGTTCCATCGGATTCGACCCCAAAATGGACATGCCTTTCGATGGCGAACGGCACAACGCCCTGGCTGATGCTCGTCATCAGGCAAAATATGTTTCAGCTATCTGGCAGAAATTAATTCCTGCCACCAGCACAGAATTATGATTTTCCCGGGTGCAGCCGGTTTTGATGGAGAAAATTATGAACACCTTGTTTTTACTGATGGCTGAATTCAATACCCCAAATATTGAACTCTCAGCAGTTAGCCAAAAGTACTTTGGTATGAGTCCAGCCACGGCAGAAGCAAAAGCAAACGCTTGTAAGTTGCCCGTTCCAACATATCGCATCGGCACATCACAAAAAGCAAAACGTTGCATCAATATTCAAGATCTTGCGGAATACATAGACAAAAGGCGAGAAGAAGGACGTATCGAGTGGGAACAGGTCAGAACAGTCAAACAGAAGGGCAAAGAACATCACTAAAGAAAAAACCCGCCTGAAGGCGGGTTTTCAAAAAGCACCAGCTATGATCATGCTGCTTTGCGACGACGAAGCTTACCCTGCTGCTCTTTACCAGAGACAGTAGCGTGAGTGAACGCATTAGGAGCAGCCTTCATCAGAACTTCAACAGCAGCACCCATACCTGCGAATGCTTTCATTGTGTCGAACTTAACCTGTGGCTTGGTTGCTTTTTGATCTTCCATAGAAAACTCCAGAAGTTATACCGAAACAATTCCTGTTGTTTACTCATCATCAATAGATGATACGCAATATTTATTTTTAAATTTAAGGTTCTTTGGCGTAACTTCATCAGATATATCAAAACCGTCCAGAATTCTATTGAATGTAGCTTCTGGCATATCATCATGAACAGAAATCTCACCCGATTGCTGCTTTCTAACCATGTTATCCACTCGCCAAATTATAGCTTCAGCGTAAACAACATAACTTGGATGCTTGATAAAGCGATGATCACCTGAATTCAAGACGCAAGACGGATCGTGGGGAACCCCATCCTTGATACTAGAAATATTAACAACTAAAACACAATAACAATCGTTAACGGGGTAATAAACAGGATCATTACAAATCACATGAAGATGATTGCATGGCCCAGTTGGGGCAAGCACAGTTCCTTTCCTGTATGGCTGATAATCCGTCATGATAATTGCAAAGAAAATTCCTTAAGTTTCTGAGATTCTTCCATTTTGCCAATTATGCGATTAGCCTCATCCTCGCTTTTACCCTCACTGATCAGCATTTCTTTCAGGTCTATAGGCTTACGAGAATTGCCAGGATTGTGCCACTCTGGACAAACGCTTTCTAAATGCGTCATGTTTGCGAGATCAAATCGGTTCATATGCCCATACAGAGAATAGATTTCATCTAAAATCCGGATATCTGCACGGCTCAACTCATCAAAGACCTCGTCTGCATCCATTTCCCTCGGATCTGAACGCAACAACACATCATGCCCGTTCGTCTCTATCAAGTTGTACCAGTAGTCACCAATGCCTTCAGCCTTACCACGAATCAAGTTCAGCGTATTCGACATGACTGGACCAAATTTCATAGAGTAAAGGCTATCTTCGCCGATCATCCTGCCATGCTTCAAAATCGACTTGCGGTTAGACAGATAGAGCAGCTTCATCAATTTCAGATATGCCATGCGCCCACCTCGCTTAAGAAGTAGGTATGCAGCCATTTGAGCTACTTTTTCTTCGCAAAACAT